GTGAGCCCTGTGAGGCGGGCGAGGATGGACGAGGGGGAATCTTGGGCGCAGTACAGGACTGGCACTTCCATCTGGGTTGCGAGGTTCGCTGCGACCATGCTCTTGCCTCCGCCTGGGGCTCCGGCGAGGATGGCTAGGTCTTTGGTTCGGGCGGTGACTACTTCGTTGAAGGCCCGCCAGGGTAGACGCAGGGGTTTACCGGCAGCTCCGGTTGCTGCTATCGCCCGAGACAGGGTTCTCACGCGGCCCTCGGATCATCCCCACGAATCACCGCTTGAAGGGCATCGAAGGCGTACAGGGAAGCAAGGGCATCAAACCCAGCGTCATGCCACAGAACCTCACCGAGTACGGCAGCAGCCCGCTCTCCGGCCACATCCTTGACTACGCTCTTTAGGCTTTTGTATCCCCACATTCCGCCAAGCGGGGACTTCACCCTGGCGGACGAAAGGGCGAAACAGATCGCATTGAGGTCAACGGTTCTGTATGACATGTGGTTCTGAACGGAGGGGAGAAACCGCTTCACGAAAGGCATGTCGAACCCTGCGATGTTCCACCCCACGGGGATGATGCTTGCTCGGTGCCCGAGCGGTGCCACCCACTCAACTGCTCGCTCCGCTACCTCGTCAGCGGGCGGCGCATGTTCCACCTTGTCGAAGGGGATGCCATGCACGGCACCGGCCTCATCGGACCATGTGTGGTCCCGGTAGAAATCCCACCCACCGATTACCTCACAGAACACACCACCGTCGGCGGTAGCCATACCGAGCTGTATGGGGGCGGCTCTGCCGTCCTTGGCGCTGGGGTGCAGCACAGTGGAGCCATCTCCGATGTCGGTGCCGCTGGTTTCTAGGTCCAGACCAATGTAGGTAGTCACATCATCTCCTTACGCAAGTCGCTACGCCTCCCATTCTCAACAAAGATGACCGGGCCAGGAGGCAAGGAGGTAACCCCCTGGCCCGGTAGTCCCCGAGAGCGGGGATCGAACCCGCCACGCCGTCCACAACAGCGGTGCCAACATCTCGGGGTGAAGGCTAGAACCTGCCGTTCTTGCCCCAATCAGTGTAGGTGCAGTCACCAACATCCAACCACTTGGAACCGACCTTCTTACGTTCCTGCAACGAACACCGCCACTCAGGGCCAGTGTCCCCATCATTGTGCAACAGCACACCAGTACGCCCAGCCGTCGCACACTCAGGGCAACCCTGATCGGTCAGCAACGGTGCCGCCGCATCCGAACGAGGCTGCGGTGCTGTCTGCCGTGGAGCCGAAGGAGCCGGGGCAACCGCCTCGAACCCTTCCAGCTTGGCCGACAGGTCAGCGAACAGGTCATCCGCGAGTGCAATGACATCCGGGGTGCCGGTGTACTGCACCGCACCTGCGGTGAGCAGCTCCACCGCTCCCTTCCATGCCACCTGATAGGCGATCTGATTCGACTTCGTATCCATGCTCATGTTGTTCCCTCCTGGGGTGTCAGTTCAATGGTAGCGGACACCAGCCTACGCCGCAACTCCCCGAGGTCGCCGTCGAACACAGGGCAGTTGTCACGGTACAGGCAATAATCACACCACCAGTCTTGCTTCGCTGGGGCGAACCCGTCAGCCACCATCGCCTCCTTCTGGCTACTCGCCCAGTTCAGGAGCCCAGCCACATACTCATCGCCAGGGTACGGCATCGCCGTCTGCTGCTTCTTGAAAGCAACATGATGGAACCGCAAGTCCACATCTTCCTCGGGAACGAACTCGTTGAGGCTATGCCGATACGCATACGAGTAGATATGCAACTGTGTCGGGTTCGCCTTCGCGGTCGCCCCCGTCTTCCAATCCACCACCAGCAACCCAGCATCCGTTTGGAACACAGCGTCAATCGTCGTCGCAATCACCGTACCGTCCACCGTCACCGACACCGGAACCTCAACAGCGACCAGCTCGAAGTCACCGTACATCGGCTCGTAGGATTCCTCCCACTTCACGGCCAACATGCTGAGGTCATCCAACACTGAGTCGGCGGTACGCTTCTTCGTCCACCGGACCTCACGGCCAGCCTCAGCAGACTCAGCCAGCGCCCCCTCCATCTGAGCCCACGCATAATCGAACGCCTGGTCAGTGTTCATGTCCTGGGCCAGCCTCGCCTCAATGTAGGCGTGGCCTGCCGTGCCCAAGAAGAAGTAGCCTGCGTCAGCGTCACGCTCAAACATGCGCCCAAGCGCATACTTGGTCTGGCACTCCATCAAAGTTGTGACATCGGATGCTCTGTGCCACCCATTTATCGTTCCTAATGGTGTTGTGGTGTCAGCCATCAGCTTACATCCTCGTCGTCGGGCTCAACATAGGTGACGATATTCCAGTCACCATCATCAAACCATTCGGCCACCCGGTCAGCGAACCAGCCATGCACGGTCTCCACCGCACCAGCGGACGCATCCTCACCGGACACAGCCACTTCGATCTCAATGTACATGCGCTGCCGGTCGTCTACCTTCAAGCCACCGGACTTCATGCTGTCCCTCCTATCCGAACCTCTTTGCCCAGGTTCCCAGCACCCGACCCTACGGACGCTCGGGACTTCCCGATAGCCGCGGCCAGGTCAAGGACCGTCAGCTCCTTGGAGAGATGAACAGTTACTATGTCGTCTTTGGCGGTGACGAAGAACAGCAGCCAGTGGGTCGCGTCGTCCTCGTCACTCTCCCAAACTTGTACTGCCTCGACTCGTCCTGCTTCGACCCTCATCGTGTTCCTCCTTGATTGTTGTCTGTGTCCAGTCCTAGATAGTGGGCAAGCCGTTTGGTCTGCCATTGCCGTTCAGCAGCCCAGGCAGCAGCCCCGGCAGCAGCCCTGGCAGCATCCCAGGCAGCATCCCAGGCAGCAGCCCTGGCAGCATCCCTGGCAGCAGCCCTGGCAGCAGCCCAGACAGCAGCCCTGGCAGCATCCCAGGCAGCATCCCAGGCAGCAGCCCTGGCAGCATCCCAGGCAGCATCCCAGGCAGCAGCCCTGGCAGCATCCCAGACAGCAGCCCTGGCAGCAGCCCAGACAGCAGCCCCGGCAGCATCCCCGGCAGCAGCCAACTCGTCGCGGGTTGCTTTGCCTTCCGCGAACCTGCGAGCAACCTCGATGGTGTTGGCGCAGGTGGTCCGATACGGTTCGGGGATCAGATGCAACACCCGTTCCGCGCAGTCGGCGGCGAACAGGCGCAGCAGCCGATCATCCACCACCGCCACACGGCGGACAAGACGCACCGACTCGTACACGGACTTGCCCTCATCGTCGGGTCCGTCTGATTGGCCTTTGCCTTCCGCTTCCCACACCACCGACTCAGGCTGCAACCATTGCAGCAGTCCGTCGAGGTTGACCAGGTGGTATCCACGCTGGCACAGGTACGGGTCACTGATGGGGTCAGTCCACTTGCGGTACGGGTAGGTGCCGTCACCACCATGGATCGGGTCACGGGACTTGGACAGCACCTTGAACATGGTCATCGCTCGCCTCCTATCTCGTAGACTACCAACACAATCAGACTGATCCAGCCGAACGCTACGATCATCTGCATCAAACTCATGTTAGCCAACCTCCTTGGTCATTGTCGAACACCATCGTATCGTACCACGGCTGTTCTGTCAAGTCCCTAGGTTCCAGAGCCCCTTCCTCTAGGGGGATGATCCGATTCTCGGTGATAGTAACCACGTCCGCGTGGTCCCACGTCCAGGCGTACCACGTTGCGTAGCATTCGAGGTCGCAGGTGGCTCCTTGAAACTCGGTGGGTTTGTCGCACCAGGGGCAGACAGCTCCGCTCATATGTCCTCCACCAGGTCCGCGATCTCTTTCAACCCGTTCAGTACCCGCCCCATCATCAGCATGTCCTCCGTATCGGGGATGGTGTACGCGATCCGATACAACTCCGAGAACCGCTTCTTGCCGGGCACCAACTTGCGAATGCGGTTGATCCTGTCGGTCAGGATGCGTTCACGCTTTGTGGTTTCGCTCATGTGTCCTCCGCAATCACTACTAATCGAAACAGATTTAGTAGTTCGCTCATTCTGTCTCCACCAACCGAACCTCAATCCACGCGCACATCTCGCGGAACGACCCCGTGCAAGCCACTTCGTAATGGGCACGCAGACACCATTCGCCAGACTTGTTCGCCTTGTGAGTCTCGCACCACCACACTCTCGGTGCCTCGTCCCACCGTTCGGCAGGCACCAGCACATGATCGCCAGCCCTGCCACCAGGAAACTCAGTGCGAACCTCCTGCTCCATCCACGGTGCCGACATGACGGGGTACTCGATTTCGCCTGTTTCGTGGTAACCGCCCTGGCTGATGTTCACTCTCGGCAGATCAGACATCAGCGGCCTCCCAGGGGATCAGCAGACGCACACCGCCACCACACTCGCCCTCGGGGTCGTAGGCGCACCTGTCGTCCAGTAGCGGATGTACCCCATGCGCTTCACACGACCACATGACCTTGCCTTTCTCGGCCAGCAACGCCAACACAGCCTCCGTGATACCATCCGACTCCTGACGGACAGTGAACCGCTCAGCCCCAGGAGGCAGGTCCGCCGTCCGTCGCAGCACATCCACAACGCACGCAGCGATCTCGTCACGCAGACTCATCGGCCCATCCCAACATGGTCCGCTTCACCGACCTGCGAACCCGAGCAGCCGTCTCCTGCGCCGCCTTGCGAACAGCCTTCGCATGTTCTATGCGCTCCAGGTAGTCCATCGGCATCTTGATCCGTTGGCTGTCCAGGTCACTCGTCATCGGATGCCTCCCCTCGCCTCGTCCACACTCCGACATAATCCTCTGGCTCGCCAACCAGCCCCGCACCCGAGGGATGAGGGTCTGACAGCATCACTCCACGCTCGCAGTCCCACAGCACCGAATGTCTGAAGTCGCCGCGAGGTGAACGCCCAGAGGCGATCATCACCCCAGACAGGCCTCCCTCTGGAAGGTCCGTAGTCCAGCCCAACGGGTCGTAGCCATGCCCTTCCAGCCACTCATTGGTTGAGTCCCACCATTCCTCAGTCGCTGATGCCAGGTGAATCTCGTCTCGCTGTTCCTCAGTGAGACCGAACAGAGAGGCCACCGCCGTCGCCCAGCAGTTGCCCTGCTCCATCGGGGGAGCATCACGATCGGGCACGAACGAAGTCTGAGTCATCGACGCAACCCCGCCGTGCGGCACGCACCGAATCAGCCCCTCCAACGCTGCGTCACCCATCAGTTCTCCCCTCGTATCCTGGCGCGCCTCTCGGCGGCCTGATCCCTGTTACACGCGCGACACATGCGACCGAGCGGACGCCCACGCCACACATAGGTGTTCGCCTCATTGAACTCGTGACCTCGCAAGCAGTGGGTCTTGGCCGCGTTGCGAGCAGAAATGGTGTCGCCTCTCAGCGTGTTCTCCCCCATGGACACTGGTTCCAAGTGATCGGGGTTCACACAGGAGCGCACGCGACACAAGTGGTCCAGGGTCGCAGCCGTGATCGGCCCGACCAGCAGTTCGTAAACCGTCCGATGGGCATACCTAACGGCACCATCCATCCATGTCTGCCCGTAACCGTTCTTGGCTACATGCCCTGCCCATAACCAGCAACCATCCTCAACGGGAACAACCTTCGCACCAATGCGGTCGGGGAGCGCGGTCACGTTCATGGCTGCTCTCCCTTTATCGCAGCCAGGATGCGGTCGGCAGATACAGCAGCGCCTTCGTTGATGAATCGCAGTAGGGCGTCGTCGTCGTGGTTGGATCGCGCCGAGAGTGCGGATACGCCAGCAGCCACAAGTCGTTTCACCAACATCTGCGCTGTCTCGTCTGATCCGACCCGTTCGATCAGATCAGCATGAGCCTCAGCAGCAACCAAGATCACACGCAAGGACTCGTGCAGGTCAAACCGAACCTCTGGCTCTGCTGTCGTGAAGTGATGCAAAACCTTGCGTATCACGTCGGGGGTCAGAATGTCATTCATGTCAGCTCCTTCCCAATGATAATACCACGCGGCACCCCCTCAAACAGATGCAACCACCTTGAAGGTATCTCCCCCTGATACCACAAGTCCACAGTCTCCAACACCCCACCATCCTCCAAGTCCACACTAAACGCATCACCGTACAGTCCCCGAGCATGACGAGGCCCATCAGTACGATCACCAGCTATGTAATGGACAGCCCCACCAGTGTCATCGTTCTGGATGAAGGCACGGGGGTCGTCATGGTCCTGGTCGGCTAGGCTCTGCCAGTAATGGCAGGTGAAACAGTAGCCAGGGTAGGTGGCCTCGATCCTCTCTGCCCTGGGCTCGTCGCAATCAGGATGAACACACTTCATTTCTCAACCCTCCTAAAGATAACCCACTTCCGACCGACCTTCGGGCACGGATGCCCAACAGCGTTACGCTTCGACGGCAACACTTCCACCGTATCCCCACATTGGGGGCACTCGAACCTATCCAACGGCTCAGGCATAGTGGTCCGGCTCCATCGCTATCTTGATGAGCCACACTAGTAGCACAATCAGCACTACCAGCTGGACCCAGAGGTATACAATCACCGCATCTCTTACTGTCATCACCGCCAGACCATACACCCCAACCCTAGCACCTGTCAACCCCCAATCTGCCGGGCAAGCAACTAACCTCCAGATTCTAAGTGGCACAAGGGGGGCGTGCCAGGTTTGGCGGGGGCGAACCTGGGACGGGCTCGGGAGCTGGGCCGGGCGTACCACAAGGGCGCGCACCTTCGACCCTTGTGGTACGGATCAAGATTAGGGGTTGACAAGCGGCGACGGGTACGGCATACTGTGAGGGTACGGTAACGATCAGTAAGGAGGCGATACCGTGACCGAGCTCCCACCCTGCCTATGCGGGGACTACAATCACAGTGAGATGGAATGTATCGACGCGCCCCTATGCGGGGCGTGTGACCATCCCTACTATGAACACGGGTTCGACGGGGCGTGCTATCATTCCGAAAGGAACCCGGCGCAGCCCGGCGAGATCATCGCCACCATGAGCCTGTGCGGGTGCGATAACTACAAGGAGACAGCGACACCATGACCTATACCTACGAGTACGAGCTGAGGGTAAACACCCTGAGCCCCGGCGAGGGGACCGAACCGACCCGGCGCACAATCGCCCGCGACTACGTGCCACTGTTGGCTGTCGGCGTGGACGATGCCGCCGACTCTCTCGCGGCAGCGGTCGCGAGGCTCACCGCCGACGACACCTACAACGGGCACCCGAACCGGGAAACCTGGGCTATGGGGCTCTACCTCGGCAACGACTACGGGCTCTACCACTGGACACTGGACACGGTGCGCCAAGGACTGGAGGATCACCCCGACCTAGCAGACCCGGACAACGACGGCGCACGCTGGGCCGGTGAACACCTGCGCGACCAGTTCGAGGCGTTCGTTGGTGATGAAGCGTGGTTCATGGATGAGGACGACACCCGCTCTATGCTGGACGACATCGGCTCCCGTTGGCGTATCGACTGGGAAGATGTCGCGCGTGGCTTCATGGACGAGGACTAAGGAGAGTGACCTACGGCGAACACACCACCAACGGAGGCGCACCGGAAGGGTGGCCCACCACCCTCACCGCCTACTACTGGCCCAACCCCGCAACACCCTGCGCCCTAGCAGGGGGGGTCTTGGTCACCGCGGATATGGCACCCTTCGAGCAGGGCCGCCCGGCGTGGGCGTGTTACCTGGGCTGTACGTGTGCCACGTGTTACCACTGGGCACAGCTCACGGTAACCGCTTACGCGAGGCTCGTACTAAGCACCGGCTAACACGACAAGCCGCTACGGTGACAGCTCCCGGTTAGGAGGCCGGGGGCTGTTACGCGTCCGGGGCTCTGGCTTTGTCTGCCAAGTGGCGGGCCGGGTGCGCTAGTCCCCTTGCCTACCGTCGAAGGGTGCCCGATAAGAACCCCCGCAATACCCCTTGACAAGCGGCCCGAAGTGTGAGACTATGAGGCCATGAAGGAAGCTACCGCCAACCTCACCCGACTCAAGGCTACAGCATGAGCCCCGACCACAACCTAATCACAATCCTAGACGCTATCGAACGCATAGCCCCCGAAACCGACCGCTACACCAACACACTAGAAAGGGTACACGCTAAGCGTGCTGCCCTAATCCGTGACGCTGTACACCACGGCGCTACCCTCACCGAGGTTAGCTACGCGGCAGGGATCAGCCGTCAACGTGTAGCGCAGATAGTCAACGCCGGACCCGGCAGAAAGGCAATAGCACAATGACCACCACCTACACCCGCGAGGTCGGCCCGTTGGCGTTCACGGTCTGGCCGCACTATGAGCGCGCCGGGAAGGACCATTACCTAGCGTCGGCTTACGTCAAGTGCCGGAGCTGTGGCTATGGTCGGGAGCAGTCCGCCCCGACCCTTGACGATTACCTAGCCCGCCATGCCGCCCCCGGAGTGTTCGGTTGTCGAACACTGGCCGACCCCCCGATTAGCCGCCGCGTAGTATGGGACGGTAGGAAGGGTAGGGCCACCACCCTCCCCTCCGCCCGCTAGGGGACTTGACAACCCCTAGCCCGCCATGCCATAATGGGCCCGTGACCGCAACCACGACAAGGAGAAACCCCATGATCCCGAACGACACCGAGCAATGGTTCAGGGAGCTACCTGGCGAACTGGTCCAGTGGGCCACTTGGTGGCCGCGAGAGTGTCGGCTAGTGATCGAGACTTACCGCGACCGGCCCGGCACCCCGCCACTATCTACCCTTGAACCCCCGTTCAACTACTACACCCGCGAGGATGTCGAGTACGGCCTCGCCTACTACACCTAGACCACCACCACCCGCCAACAGTGACCGCCCCCCGGACCATCAACGGGGGGCATCACAACGCCCACCTAACCCCCGCCACAACTGACAAGGTACACCGGCCCGCCGACTGGCGGGTCGGACCTTGTGCCGGACGGCAAGGCACTACGGTAACCATTCCCCACTAGGGCAAGCGGGGACGGGGGAAGGGTAGCTACCCTCCCGGACATACGTTCGGAGGCTAGGTATCTGTAAAGTACCCTTGACAACCAACTAGGGACGTGATACAATGACGACAGCCAACTAGAAAGGTAAGGCACCATGACTCCCGACTCCCGCCACACTTGGCAAGACACAGGCACAACTACCATCTGCACAGTCTGCCAGTACGACCTAGGCACAAGGCAGCTAGGACAGACAGCAGACATAACAGCAGGGACAAGGCTATGCCGCCCCATGTTCGAAATCGGGATGGGATGGGACACCGGACACAGCACAGCAGACGAGACTAACGCTTTCGTCATCCTAGAAGCCATCGAGTACGGATGGGAACCATCAGACCTAGACGAGCTACGAACACTCGCCGAGAACACAGACAGATGGACAGACGATCCCGACGATAGCGAATGGCTAACCGAAATGTCCGATCGAGCCCTCGACTACCTAAGCAGCTACTGCCCACCAGGTACATGGTACGGATTCGATGGCGATATGGGGCACGTCGGATGCCACGTAACCGACGAGCTACCCGAACTCATCGAACAGATAGCAGGGATGGAAGCCCACCTAACCAGACTCCGAGCAGAACGCTCCGAACTCATAACAGCATACAGCCAGGCAGGGATGAGCCTGAGAGACATAGCAGACATGGCAGGCATCAGCCATACGAGGGTAGCGCAACTAATCGAAGGCACCTAACCTACCAACCCACCAACCTAGAAACCTCCCGGCTCCCACCAAGTCGGGAGGTTTCTTATCACCACCACCCGCCAACAGTGCCCCGGTAGACCACCATGCCGGGGCACAACGGTGTCAAGAGTAGTTGACAAACTTGCGGGACCATGCCTATCATCAAGGGGTAAGACCACCACAAGAGAGGGAGACCCGATGACACTCCGCGACGAGCTACTCCACGAGAACCACGGCGACGCTATCGAAGCCGCCGCCATCCTCGCAGTACGACTCAACCGAGACGACCCTAACGAACCAACAAGGGACGGGTACACCATCCCCAACGCGGTCCTCGCCGCTAAGGACATCTTTCCCGAAGTCGACGAGTCGGACATCCGCGGCCGCGCCTTCGCCATCCGCCGCGACTATTCGTGGATAACCGAGCGATGACCAGCATCCCCACCGACTAACCCCCGCCACCACCAAGGATAAGAACCCTCCCGACAACGGGAGGGTTCTTATTACCACCACCACAAACGACAGCGACCCTCCCCAGCACAGTAGCCCAGTATCCACCACCACCACCACCAAAGCCCAACCCTAACCCACAACGCAGCGACAAACGACCCCCCTAGCGCTTGGGTTATATTAGGGGGGAAGGGGGGTGGTCGCTGTGTAAATCGTCTGAACAGCGACGTGTTTGGCCGTGGCTGCGTTAGCGTTTGGCCACGGCGGGTGGTTGGTTCTGTTACGGGGAGTGTAATACTGTTTATGTTGTCTTTATGTATGTGAATTCTGTGTGAACTTTTAGAAAGTCGGGAATAAACGCGTTTCGCGTTTCCTTATACAGTACACTACCGAACGGAGTGGCTAAGTGAGGTAGTCAGCAAGCCTCGCCAAACCTTTGAGGGTTTGGCTCAGCACAGGAGAGCGAAGCGAAATCGAAGATGTAGCTGAGCGATTGGAGAGGTAGCCTCCTATGGTTTCTTTCTTCTCGATAGGTTCTGTTGTCGTTTGCTAACTTTGGTTAGCATGGCTCTTAGCGAACCCTTCAGGTTCGCTGGTATGCTCGGTGGCAACCTAGTTAGGAGTGTTGCCTGTGTCTCGGCTTCCTTTGTTCGTTTCTGAGTATCTGATCGCAGCCGGTGGAACAGCGATCCTCCTGCTGTCCGATGTTGAAGCTGTCACCGCTGCCAGTGTAGCTGTCATCGCCGCGGCCCTAATCCTCGCCAGAGGCTACCTGCACACCATCGTCACCAAAGCTGACATCTCAGCCACAGAGAAGATGGTCACAGCCCAGGCCGCAGCCCTCTACCGGCAACTCATCGACCAGCAACAGAACCCTGTCGCCGTGTCCGACAACCTCGCCCAGTTCCCAAACATCTACAACGGGCAAGCACCCAACTACGACGACTTCGATCCTGTGGACCCCGAGCCCGAGGCCACCGGATAGTAGACCTGCAAACTTGCGAACAGCGGCGGCCCCCTAGGGGGCCGTGCTGTTTACTTGCGGGAGTAGAAAACAGACGATGAGCGTTATCCCTAACTGATGGACCGCAGATACTCCACCGCCTCACGCCGAGACTACGTAGACTCCCAACTCTCCCGCTACCGCATAGATGAGAAGTCTGGTCATTCGCTACGAGACATCGCCTGGGATGTCAAATCTGCCTTCCAACTGGAAAAGCCCCCTTCAGCGGCGACCATCGCCAACGACCTGAAAATCATCGAAGAACGCAAACAGCGCAACGTCCTCTCCGACGAAGCCTCCCAGCTCCTACACCCAGACCGATTCGCAGAATGGCGTACCCGCCTGTTCACCGCAGCGAACGGGCAACCCTACGAAACCCCCGACCACCAGCTCGCCTGGTTCTGGCTCCTATACTGCCTCGCCCTCAAAGAGACACTACCCGAATGGGTCATCGAATGGTTCAAGGACCATGACGCTGACCTTGGCGAAATCAACGACTGGGTAGAAAACCAGGAACTCCTACTCACCCTCTGGCTCCTAGCCCCGCCCCGTCACGGCAAAACTGATCTGTTCCGTCACGCCTGCATCTTCCTCATGCTCATCAACCCGAACATCCGAATCATGTGGCAGTCCCTCAACCTCACCGTCGCCCAACTCACAACCGCGTGGATCAAGCGGGAACTCGAATCCAACGCCGACCTCATCAACATGTACGGGCCGTTCTACAAGGACGGCAACTGGTCCGACAAAGAGTTCATCATCGCCACCAGAACCATCAACCTTGCGTCACCCACCATGATCGCCCTCGGCAAAACGGAGGGCACCCTGTCACGTGACGCTGACCTCATCGTAGTAGACGACTTCGTAGACGAAAAAGCATCCATGTCCCCAACACAGGTGGAGAAGGATGTCAACAACCTGAAAACCCAGGTACTCACCCGCCGCGAAACCTGGACCCCAGTGTTGGGTATCGGGTCGCATCAGCGTAGCATCGGCGGTGACGCCTACGAGTACATGGAGCGTCACGAAACCGAACATGCGGACCCGACCGCTTCGGCCAAGACTATCTTCGTGAAAGTGAAAGCCCACAACTATTCACGGTGCCGGACCAGCGACAACCCAGACACCCCCGACGATGAGATACACGGCGACTGGTGCATCCTGTGGCCGACCATGCGGGGACTGTGGTTCCTCGAAGCGATGCGCCACGACCTCGGAGATGTCATGTACGAGGTTGCGTACAACCAGGAGGCCCGCCGATCCTCCATCACCTACTTCCGTGAAGAAACCGTATACGGCGACTTCCAACAGCCACGCTGGGACGACAACCTCAAACGCAACGCCGACCCCGACCTGTCCGTAGGTGTCGGCATGGTAGACCGGGAACGGTCCTACGGTCAGCGACCCGCCTGCTGTGGCAAACCAGCGAACGCACTACTCGTCGCCCTCGGCTTCGACCCCGCCGCAGGCGAAACCCGACACGCAGCAGAATCATCCCTCCACGTCCTCGGCGGCTGCCCCCACTGTGAGCGACGGTACATCATAGACGACTGGCACGACCGCGTATCCCCCGAGCGTCACCCCGACATCATAGATCAGTTCGCCGCGGCTACACGCCCCCACCGTGTCCGCATCGAAATCAACGCCTACCAGAAAGCCCTAGCCCGTGATCCAAGGCTGCGGCGTTCCGCCGCTTCGCGGCGGTACACCATAGACGAATGGCAAACCGATCAGCGCCGCGACGACCCCTTCATCGGAGTATCCAACCTCAACAACCACATCGAAGCCGGACGGCTCTCCGTCCCGTTCCGATCACCGCACGATCAGATACGCACCAAGAAGCTGCAACGCCAGATGCTATCATGGCCGCAGAAACCCAACGACATGATGTTCTCCCTATGGCTCGCAGACCTGTCACTCGCAGAACTGATAGCCGCGCACCACAACGAAACACCCGACTACGCGCCCGGCTACGAGACAATGCCCCAATACCTGCGAGACTCCGCACGCACCGTGGACCTCTCCGCCATGTGGGAACGGGAATAGGCTTGTCGCAAACCCTGTTCTTTGGTGACAGTACCAACCTCTGTCTGGGACGGGAATGAGCCTCGAAGCGTACAAGCAGTTGGCAGATGAGATTCTGCTGCGAAAAGACCACGCCCTCTCCGACGAGATGGCACGGATGGCAAAAGTGTACGAAGGTGAGCTGCCGCCCGAGTACGACAAGTTCTTCCCCACCGACTCCCCCAAGCAGGTAGTCAACCTCATCCGACTCGCCTGGGACGACCTCGCCACAGACGTAGGCAGGTTCCCTGACCTGCGTTCCGAACCCCAAGACAATTCCGACAAAGAACAGAAGATCACATCCCTTCTGGAACGCATCGGGTTCTCGTACATCCGTAACGCTGAACCCACCGGCAAGATGATGATGAGGATGATCGCCTGGTGGCTCGTCGGTGTAGGCCGAGCCGTCGCTGTTGTCACCCCAGACCCCGAAACCAAGATGCCCCGCATCGGAGTGCGCGATCCCCGCAACGCCTACCCGAACCCGAAGAAGTCATCCGGCAACATCATCATGGAACTCGAAGATGTGATGTTCCAATACGAACTGTCCGAACGTGAGATGAAGAACCGTGGCCTAGCGATGGCCGGACCAGCCCGAGGCTCCTACCAGACAGGGGAACGCACCGGCACGGTCATCGAGTTCATAGACGACCAGCGGTGGATGATCGTATCCGATGGCGGCACCGTCCAAGTAGCCGAACACGGGCTCGGTATGGTCCCAGCGTGGGTGTTCGGTTCGTTCTCCCCGAACAAGAAGGCGCTCGGCCAGTTCCAAGACCAGCTCTCCTTCATGGTTGCGATCAGCCGCCTGCTGTCACAGAAGGTCAGGTTCGCTGACCGGCTCGCCCACCCCCTCCTGTGGGTCCGCGGCCACGAAGGAACCATCAAGGTCGGTCCCGATGTTATCACCAAACTGGGACCGCAGGGTGAGATGGGGCAGATCAGCGCACCTGTCCAGTTGCAGGTGGACCGCGACATCGAAATGCTCCAACGGTTCTCCCGCATCCTCAACCGCAACCCCGAATCACGGCAGGGCGAGGTACAGGCCAAGGGCATTTACATGTCCGCCAAGACGCTGGAGCAGTTGTCTGAATCCATTGACACAGTGATCGGCGGGTACTGGGACACGATCAGTGTCGGCATCCAGTATCTCGTCAAGGTCTGCTTCGCGATGGACGAGAAGTTCTGGCCCAACACTGAGAAGTCCATCTCCGGGCAGATCAAAGGCAAGAGGTTCCGTGACTCGTACACCCCGAAGAAGGACATCGCTGGACGCTGGTTCATCAACGTCGATCACGGGTTCGGGTCCGGTGGCTACCAAGGGTTCTTGCAGCAAGTCCAGATGCAGGCTGCTAAACTACAATCACGCCGAGGGGCGTTGGAGCAGATGCCCGGTATCTCAGACATTGACGACAAGCTGCGGGAGATCGAACTTGAAGGTGTGGACGAGGCGGTGATGGCTAACTTCCAGGCGCTAGCCGCGCAAGGACAGTTGGACCTTGTGCTGCTGTCCAAACTACGAACCGCGATGAGCCAGGAGGGTAGGCCACTGTTCGAGGTCATCGTAGAGTACGAGGAAGAACTACGCAAGCAGGCGCAGCAGGCGATGGACCAAGGCGGAGCCGATGCTGTCACTACACCTGCGGGGCCGGAAGCACCACCCGATGCTGGGTTGCCTTCCATGCCTCCCGTAGACGCGATGGGGTTCTAGCATGACTACGCGTGGTGGGCGGGTAGCCCCAGACGGTAGGCAGGCCCAAGCGAAGGGTATCGGGAAGGACGCTAAGCGTCACGACATGGAACGCCCCAAGACTCCTGGCCTGTACGACTCGGACCTCCAGCAGGGTGACGTTCAGGCGATGGAGCAGGGTCAGCGGATCGCTCCCATACAGCAGCAGAAACAGTCGCGTACTTCGCAGCGTCCTCGCCGCCGTCAGGAATCACCGGCCAAACCGAGGGGCGGAGCGCAGGGTGATGTTCCCGACCCTATTGACTTCCTAGGTGACAGGCTCGGCGGTACGCTCGGTGACCCTACGCAGTCTACCGCAGCGGATAACGCTGCCCAGATCAGGGAATGGATACCCCTTCTTCAGAAGCTCGCCACCGCCACCGGAGCATCCGGTGTGCTGGGCCAAGCGTACATCACCCAGTTGCGTAACGCTCGTCAGCGACCGTTCACTCACATGACTCCACTGTTGGACATGCAGGACGCTGACGACGACCTAGAACTTCTGCTGCGAGGCTAACACTATGACTCTCACCGGAGGCGGCTACGACGAACTAGCTGCCGCTGCCCGCCAAGCCGAAGAACCTGAACCGCAGGAGGCGGAGGGGATCAGCCAGTCGGCGGAACCGTTCGACATAATGAAACCGTCCACGGTGCCACCCAAGTCGCAGGCGGCAGCCTACGGGGATGTGATCCGCACCTTCGGCTCATTCGACTTCGCCCGTGACGTGTGGCGGGCCATCGCCCCCGAATCACCCGACGATCCGCTCGACTCCATCATCTCAGCGTTCGAGCAGTACGGACGCGACCCCGCCTTTACTGCCGAACTGTCCCGTCACTGGTGGGCGCTGCTCGCCGCCCCCGAAGTCATCGTCGGCCTGCGAGCAGAGATTCAGGGTATCCCGCTGCCCGAACTAGACTACTCGGCTGCCGTCATCGAGTCAATGTACACGCACTTCCTTGACGACCTCGCCCCAGAAGTCACAGACAGGGTGCTGGAATCCAATCCGCTTGTAGCGGACTGGATGGGGTTGCGTGGCAACGAACTGAAAGAGGACGAGTCCAGGGTCATCATGTGGGCGTTGGCTTCTGTTCCCCCTGAGCGCAGGGACCGTATCGTAGCGAACGCGGAACAGTACCTTCGTAACAAGCCGCTGCTCTCCGAGGATGATCGTATCCAGTTTGTGGCGTGGTTCTACAATGAGGCGGAACGTGAGCAGGCGATGGGGCTCATGCACTCCACCACTTTCGGTTCGTTGGGCGAAGCGTTCGCTGCCCCGTTCCGGCAGACCTCCAAGTGGTTCTCGGGAACCTACGCACGGCTGTTCACCAGTCCCGAGGAATACAAGTGGCGTCAGCCGCTCTCCCCCGGACAGAACATCGCCATCAGTCTCGGCCACAGTCCCAACGACCCTGGCTCATGGAACGCTGTGTCAGGGTTCTTCGACTTCGTAGCCAACCTCACACTGGACCCCATCATCGGGGTCAGCAACCTTGCCATCGGAGCGAAGCTGGCACGCACTATCCCCGCCGCTGGGCGGCTCGCTAACGTCGGTAAGATCGAACGGGCAGCCCGAGGCGTAGTCCCCTGGTACGGCAGAACAGTCTCCCATCTGCCCAGGATGCGCCGCTCCCCCTCGGCCCGTTTGGGTTGGGCGCTGTTCTCCAAGACCGCTGATGAGATGGTGGAAGGGTTGGTGAAGGCCGGAGTCCCCGACGACATTTGGAACACGATGGTTCGCGCCAGGGCAGCCGGAGCGCAGGGCGATGCCGTGTACATGGAGCTGTTAGAGAAGTACCCTGGGTTGAAGAACTCGTCGGATGGCCTATTCCAAGTCCTCATCTCCGAAGCAGCAGAAGGACCGGAGTGGGTGGAGCAGGCGTTCCGTGCCGAACGTCACGGGTTCTTCTCGCAGGGCGGGAAGGTGTCGCTGCTGGATTTGGCGGAGAAAGACCTTGCCCACTGGCAAAAGATGCTGCGTGACACCGCCACTTCCGCCATGTCCGATGGGGTTATTGACCCCAAGACCTTGTACGGGGCTGACTATGGGGCCACCCTTGTCGGGGACCGTGCCGGAGTATACGATGTGTTCGCTGGCGGGTTCGGCCCCGAACACAAGATAGCAGACTGGACCGCCTCACCCGTGTCCTTGGCGTGGACTCGGGTAGCGCCCCGAGCGAAGGAAAGCCGTGGAGCCTATGTGGTGTTAGATGCTTCGTCCACTGGGGCGCACCTGGACCTCACCGACCCGTCCCGCACCGCTGATGTGCTGAACTGGTTGAAGTCCCATCCGATGCGTGGCCTGACCGCCAGGGGTAAGCCGCTCGCGGAGGGGGCGGCGGGTACGGTGGAGCGGCTGGAGAAGCGGATCGTTGCTTTGCAAAAGGAGTTCACTGACCCTGACGAGTTCGCTCAGGCACTCACCGCTACCCTACTCAACGACATGCCCACCGCACGCATCTTCGACGTGTACCTCTCCGCCCGTAACATAGATGTTCTCGGCACCGCTGCAGGTGGCATCCTCACCCCAGCAGGTGCGAGGCGTGTCATGCGTGGCACCGACAGCCCAGCATCCGTTGCTGCTATCGAAGCGGTAGGCAAGTTGAAGTCTCGGGTTGCTGCGGCGGGGGAACGGGTAGACAGTCTGAAAGCTGGTGGGGATTCCACTTGGTTCATCAAGGATTTCCCCACGCATGTTCCATCGAACATGAAGTTGAAGGTGACGAAACCGTGGCGTGGCTTCGGGCCAGCGTCAGAGAACCCTGGGGCGTTCGGAGCGAGGTTCCGTCAAGCGTGGTCCAACTTCTTCTTCAACCCCCGCAACGCTCGTTCCGTCGATCACTCCATCGGTGGCACCGGAGCCTCCGACCTTGGATCGTTCCTGCGTCAGATGGGAGCAGATGAAGCGTTCACCCGTCAGTGGGCGGGCCGGTACACGCGGGCGCATCGTGCCGAACGCTACGACATCATGCGTGATGCCATCGAAGCAGCAGCCCACCATGTAGACCATCCCCTGTTGCAGCACGCCATCATTGACCAGATCAGGAAAGAGGGGCTGCGCTCCTACGGGTTCATGCGTGGCAACGGTGGCAAGTGGGAGGCTATCGGCATGGCCGCAGGCCGTGGAGTCCGCGAAGGTGATGTGGTTACGCTGCCGTTCCTGCCGCTTCATACCCGTGTGACGACGATGCTGCCGGGGCAGGAAGTGTTCACCGCTCTGCGCCGGTATCGTAGGGCACGTAACTGGGAGTCGGTGCCGCTGCTTCGTAGCATGGTCCGTGGTCATGGGGCTACCAGCGAGAAGCGGGTGTCGCTCATCAACCAGTACCGGGGCATTGTCGCGAAGAACCTGCGGATAGACCCCTCCGATGTGGACGAGAACCTGCTGGCAGCGATGGCCTACGCCACTACCAGCCCACGCCGACAGTACGATCTTGTGTCCGGTAAGCTGGTCCGTGCCGAGTCCTCGTTCGAGGACGGGTTGGGCTGGTTCGCTCATGTCGGCCAGGGGTTCTCCCGAGTGTACTCCGGGTTCCATAAGGGCTTCTCCATCATGCAACTGTTGGGTCGCCCCATTTCGTGGATGCTGCGAGTCAACTTGGAGGAACAGTGGCGTATGGCGATGTTCGACATGCCATCCTTCTTCCGTAACCCGGCACGGGCAGGGTACTGGTGGTACAACTCGCATCTGGTGAGCAAGCATGTCACCTGGAAAGCGAAGCAGGGTGTGATGGTCGCTAAGGTTACCGATGATCTCATGTCCGCTATCCCCAAGGGTGCTGACGCTGCTTCCATGTCCGCGGCCTTGCGTAAGGCTGTTCCCGAGTTCGGGGAACTGTTGGATGCCAAAGCCTACGACTCGGTTCATGGCCTCCGTGATGCGTTCCAGAAGTTCATGCTGGATCAGGTTGTCAACAACGGTAACCTTGCCCTGCTTCGCAAGGGTATGACCCCTGCCCGGTTCGCTCGGATACGGGCAGCGAAGATCAGGCTGGCCGACAAGAAACTGACAGACCTCGGGTTGGAAACTAAGTTCTCGTTCGATGAACTCCCCGAGATCAGAAACAAGGGCATGGCTCAGGCTGTCGTGGAGATGGCCGCAGCAGGCTCCTACCCGTTGGAATGGTCAAAGGTTGGTATGACCGGGCGGCATCGCATCAACTATGCGAACGCCTGGGCGAAACAGATGCACGATGTTGTGGCCGATCCGTTGGCTGGGTCGTTCGGTTTGGGTCGCCTGGTGGAGCGTGGCGGTCACGGGGGCAAGGGCAAGTGGTCTGGGGCGGAGATGATAAACCATCCCGAATGGCTCACCATCCGGCAGAGTATCCGCCGTCAGGCCGAGTATCAGGTGGGCGCTAACGCCCGCCGCTGGTCAGAAGTAGAGTTGGCTGACTGGTATCTGGGGCAGATGGACAACATGATCGACGGGCTGCTCAGACCCATCCTCGGCTCTACGCCCGAGGCGGCTGCCCGAGTCGCTGCGGAGCTGCGGCGAGGCCGCAAAGCCAACGTGACGGTCGGCAACAAAACCTACACCCTGGACTTTGACAACGGCAACTTTGGGACGCTCGCAGCGGAGATGCGCCGGTTCGTGGAGGAACAGCGTACCGGCACTCTCCAGTTCCCTGAACGGGTCAGCGCCTTCTTCGAGCCACGCTACCTGGGTTTGGACTCGAACATGGTTCGTGGCCCCCGCATGGAGAACTTCATCCGTAACCAGATGGCGTTCTGGGGTGACGACATCAGCCAGTATTGGAACCGTCGCCCCGCGTGGCTGTCCCTGTACTCGGACCACATGAAGCATTACAAGGCGTTGGGCTGGTCCGATGAGATGGCCGCAGTCGCGTCGAGGGTGAAGGCTTCGGACACTGTGAACTATGTGCTGTACCAGTTGGACAATGTGGTGCCGTTCCTCCGCAAAGCGAACAAGGTGTCTCCCTTCTTCTCAGCGTGGTGGGAGGTTGTGCAAACGTGGTCGTACAAGATTCCGATGCAGTCGGCGTGGGGGCTCGGCTACCCGGCGATGATGCGGAAAGTCAACCGTTTCATGGATGCCCTCATCAGCATGGGCGTGCTAGAGGTTGGGGATGTTGACCCTGCCTCGCCGCAGACGAGGCGGCAGTTGCGGTTCAACTTCTCAATGGACCCAAACACGAAGAACCCGTTGGGTCAGGGGATCAGCAAGGCGGGGTTCTGGTTCTGGCGGTCCCCAGGTGTGCTGTTCTCCTGGCTTACCGACCTGACCAACTGGGATGTCACCGACCTGGCCCATGACCTGACCACGGTTGACGGTCAGCCAGGATGGAAGGGCAAGACCCAGTTCACACTTGCTGCCGGGTCTCCGGTGGAACCGTTCGGTCACGGTATCGGTGCTGTCAACCAGTTGTACATTTCGGTGAACCCTGCGGTCGGGTTCGGGCTGACGAAGATGTTGGATCAGGTGTCCGGTGCTTCCGACTATCAGATGGTGCAGGCTGAGCAGGGTGAGTCGTTGCAGCAGATGGTGGATCGTTTGGGTATGAACTGGGACGAGTTTAGGATTCTGAACCGTGACCGGCTCATGGAAACTCTCGGCCCAGAAGCGGCCCGCCGCCTGTTCGCAGGCGACACCGACCCCAACAAGGTTGTAGCCCCAACTGACGTGTTCTTCAAGACCCCCGACTCTAACCTGTGGGCAACCTTGGCGGAGGACTTCTTCTTGCCTTACGGTCGGATGGACACTTTGCAGGGGACGGCGTGGGCGATGGCCCCCGGCTGGTTCGACTACTTTATGCGTGGCCTCGCTGTCCACATGGGCGGTGCAGGGTCAGCGGGGCCGGGCGAGGACTTGGATGTTGGGGCTATCGCTGATGGGTTCCTCCGGTTCACTGGCAGCCCACAGACACGCTCCGCTATTTCAGGTGAGATCATCACACAGATGCAGTACCTTGAAGCGACCGAGGGGCTGCTGACGAAGTTGGTTGCTGCGGAGCAGGAGTTGGGTCTGATTGAGGAAGAAGCGCAGGGTGAGTTGGTGCAGGAAATCCTCGCTGACGGCACCAGCCGCCTGCTCACTGACCTGGAGGACACGCACCCCCTGGTTATCCGCTGGCATGATGCTTACGATATGGCCCGTACCCTGTCCGACGAGTTCCTACACAGAGCCACTTCACTTGCCGCTGGTAGCATGATGGTCCGTGGCAGCATCGGCCTGGTGTCCCCCGGTGTGCCGGGGATGCTGTACGAGCAGAACCGTTGGCTTGCTACCTACTACTATGGGCGTGATGTTCAGCGTGCCACCGAAAACGAAGGCGAACTGGACTTGACGCAGATGACGTTGCCTCCGATGCAGGTGGGTGGGCAGGAGAGTTACGATGCGTTCCTTGCCCTGTTGGGGAACTGGTTGGCTGATCCGCAGGGTGACACGAACCGTATCTTCTTGCGTGAACATTTCCCCGAGATGCTGATGTTCACCTACCCGAAGTCGTATTGGGGTCCGGGTGGGCAGCCGCCCGAAGTGACGGACATGGAGGAATGGGGCCGTCAGGTAGCGGACGGGACCAGGCAGCCGTTCGATCCTGTCGTGTACTTGCAGCGAGCGGCCCGGTCTACTTTGCGGTTGGAGCAGGAGATAGACATTCGGGACCAGTTCGGTGAACTGATGGACGAGCAGGCAGTCAACGTCCTGAACGACTGGTACTCGTATTCGGAGATCACGAAGGACTATGCGGTGAAGCGTGCCTCGCTTGCTGTGGGTGACGAACTGTTCTACGACAACGCCTATTCGGATTGGGTGTCCCGCAACGACGATGACAACATGACGCTGCTCACCCGCCTGAACGACTGGGTAGCAGACATCGGGAATGTCCTGTTCGAGATCAGCGACTCCCCCTCCGATGTCCTCGGCATGTTTGATCCTGCGGAGCGTAGGGTGCTGCGAGGCCAGTTGAAGCAGATCAGTAGCCAGCTCCGTACGGCGGTGTACGAGTGGCGGCAGGAGTACGGTGAGAAGTTCGAGCCGAACGAGCGTGACAGTATCCTCGCTGACTACTTCGCTGGTCCGATAGCCAACTACTATGAGGGGCTGGGCGACCTGTACGAACAGATTGACACGGCCACCGACTCGAATCAGCGGACCCTCCTGTACAATGAGATACGCCGGTACGAGGAAAAGGTGGGGCTCGCTACCGCTGTCATCCAGGGGCACACGTTGCCGTCGCCGTTGGCGTGGCGGTGGGGTGCGATGTCGCAGGAGCAGCAGGAAGATCAGTTGCAGCGGTGGGTTGCTACCCGACCGGATTGGCTGTCCGCGTGGTCTACCGGCAACATCGTTGCCCGCGACCCTGCCCTTGCACAGTATTTCCCGACGAAGCCTTCCGACTTTGAGATTTACGACCGTTACGCTGAGATGCGTGTGACGGTGAAGGAGATGGCCCGTCCTGGGCTGGACGGTGCTGCTCCGCTCATTAGCACCGGCAAGGCCGGTCAGATTCAGTCAGAACTGAACGACCGGATGCGTGAGGAACTGATGATGCAGGGCCGGGAGGCGGAGGTCCGGTGGATGGACATGACTCCGCTTCAACGGCTGTCTCTCAGCAAGTTGTTGCCTGAGCAGTTGGAGCAGTTCGTTCCGATGGTGAACGCATCTATGGATGCGCTCAGCCAGATCGACAAGTCACCGTCCACGGGGGAGGGTCGCCGCATATCTTCGTTCCTGCTCGGTGAGGTTCTTCGTAGGGCCGAAGCGAACCCGACCATCCTTGAAGCGTTCGAGGGGCTGGGGCAGGAACTCTACGATGAGATCGCCCACAACCTCATCATTATGAAACTGTTTATGGGCGAGCTGCATGATTCGGCGGGGCTGTAAGGAATGGGGACCATGCTTAGCGTGTTGAGGAACTAGCAATGCCAGTAATGTACCGTGACGGACAAGCGAAGTGGGTTTGGCCCTGGCAGGTTGAACGTACAGGGGCGGAGGGCTGGTCCGCTGACCAGCCTGCCGACGTTGACCCGTGGGCCTTGTTCTCGGAAGCGCAGAGGATCGCTGCTGCTGGTGCCAACCGGCCCATGTCTGCTAATCAGCGGGCGTTGGCCGATCTGAGGGCGAGGCTGGAGTCTGGTGGCCTCGCTGCCCGTGACGTTCCTGGTGGTGCTGGTCGTGCTATTCCGGTGTATACGACTGGTGATACCCGTTGGGTTGGGACTGACATGATGGGTCGTCCCATCTATGAGGTTCAGACGAAGCCGTTGGATGGTGCTGGTTTGTCGTGGTGGACCCCGTATGCGCTGGATCGGCGTGACGGTAGGGCTGTGTTTGTGGAGCCTGGGGAGATGGTGTCCGGTGACCTGACCCCCCTTGACGAGTTGGAGATGGAAGAAAACCGGATACAGGACAATCTTGAACGGCAGGCCGCTGACCAGCGGGAGGCGCTGATGCGCCGTCTGGACGACCCGCATATCAACGATGTGGTCCGCAGACTGAATGAGGGTTCGCTGGATTTGGATGCGGCTAAGCTGGAGTTGACTACCGCGCAGCGTAGCGGCCCACAGCAGGAGCAGGTGGCCGGTCGTCCCGACCTGGGGTTGGATAGGCCCACGATGAGTCCGCAGGAGGCGGAGGCTTTGCTGAATCCGAAGTTGGGCGACCCGTATGATGCGGCCATGATCCAGAAGTGGATCGCCCGTTACGGTGCCGACGACGAGCCCGTGGTGGAGGAAACGGACGAGTTACAGGACTTCCTGAACAACCTCATCCAGAGCCTCACCAGCGGGGGCGGCGGTGGCCCCCGTTATCAGGCTCCTGACAGGAACCTTGTCCGTGACTCGGTGCAGGCGATGATGGTTTCTATGGTTGGGCAGTCCGACGATCCCCGCATACATGCGCTCACGGAACTGTACCTGCGGGACCATCGCCGTCAGTTCGATGGTGCTTCGGTGGAGCCAGCGCAGTCCGTCAAAGACTACATCCGGTCGTTTGAGGACTACAAGCGTATCCATGATCTGCGTCCTGAAAGCATTGACGAGATGGAGTGGGTGCCGACCCAAGCAGCACAGTTGGCTGCTGGCGGGATGCGGGTCGGCGAGATTGACCAGCGTGCCATCACGCAGGCGCAAGTTGGAACAACCCCCGCTAATGCGCGGCAGGCGGCGTTCATTCACGAACTGTCGGGGACGGGCAGGGCGAACATGCCTGCGTTCTTCCAGCAGTTCTCGCAGGCTGCTTCCGCTTCGTTCAGGAGGGTTTCATAGATGGCTTTCGGCAACACCAGCCTACATTACGGGGACGAGGGCGACTACGTAAGGCAGTTGCAGGAGTTCCTGGCCTCTCAGGGGTTCGACCCTGGGCCGATAGACGGTGTGTGGGGGGACCAGACGAACGCTGCCGTGGCCGCGTGGAAGCAGTCGGTGGGGCTCCCCGGTGGCGGTGACTTGGAACGGACGGGTATCGGTGGTACTTCGTGGCCGTACATCACTGGTGATCTGGTAGGCGAGCAGTACACGGGGGAGGACGCTAGTAGTGTCCTACCCCCCGACGAAAGCCCCGCCCCCCCAGCGGAGGGGTCAACCGCGACCAATCCTGGCGTGTTGGGTGGGGGCACGCTCACCCGTGTCACGCGGGAGGGTGCCGATGATATTTGGATGATGTCGTATGAGTGGCCGGTCGGTTCCGGCCAGTGGTTGTCATGGCAGTTCGATAGTGCCGATCAGGTGGCTGCTACTTTCGGTGCTGGCTGGCAGACGGCTGTGCCGTTCCAAACTAAGTCCGAGTCCTTCTTGGACGAGACTCAACTGTTGGGTTCGGCGGATCAGATCGTCGGTGTGTCGGGCTCGTTCTTCACGATGATGTCCGACGCTATGCGCCAGGCTGCGGTGACTGCTGGGGTGTCTGATCCGTCGCTGGCCGGTCAGATTGCCTCGGACCCTGAGTGGCAGTCCATCATCGCTAAGGCCGCTATCGGTGGCTGGACTGAGGAACAGATCATGGCCGACCTGCGGCGCACAGACCTGTGGACCCAAACCCTGTACCCTGGTATCGAGTCCCTGTACGGTCGTACCGCGGAGCCGGAGGTTGCGTGGGTGAACTACGCGCGCAACGTGGAGCAGGCGTTGTTCGGGATGGGCTACGAACGTGATTCGGACGGGTCGTATCGTTCCACCATTGGAGAGATGCTGGACCGTGGCATCAGTGACAGCCTGTTCGTGGAGGCTGCACCGACGTTCCTACGGGCAGAGCAGTCCACTAACTACCGTGACGCTCTGAACTTGTGGACCCAGGAACGCCTCGGTGTTGACTTGGACTTCGCTGACTGGTTCGATGTGTTGGACGGGCGGGCTGCCCCGGAGATTGGGGAAGTGTTGGAGCTGGCACAGTTGCAGTACGCTGCGAATGTGACTGGCATTAGTGCCAGCATGGACCTCATTTCGCGGGTTGGGGCGGACGCTGACCTGACCGAAGCCGAAGCGTTCGGTGCGTTCAATGAGGCGGAGCGTAACCTGCTGGGCTTGGGCGACGAGGCGTTGGGTCGGTACGGGTTGACGGTGGATGAACTGGTTTCGGCAGCAGCGGGAATAACCACGGACAGTGGGCGTTCCATTGAGCAGGTCCGGCTCATGGCACGGAAGGCAGCGTTCGAGTTGGGTGTTGCTGACGATGCTGGGACCGAACTCTTTGTGGGGTTCTCCGAAAGGGGAACTCCCGAGCGACCTGGCCTAACGGCACTTTCGCCGGTGCGGGGCTAGGTTGAACGGCTGACCACTGGCCTGATAGTGGGGACACCGGCCACGACGGAATCGTGAGGGGCGAGACAGCCCTACGTTTGCCCGAGCGTAGGAGTACTGAAAGGGGCGCATAATGACAGACGAAACTTCCTCCGAGGCGACAGCCGACGAAGGAGCAGAGGGGCAGGACTCCCCCGTTATCCAACAGTTGAGGGCTCAGCTAAAGGCGGCTGAGAAGGAAGCGAAGGATGCGAAGGGGCAGGCGAAGGAGGCCGCTGATGCGGCCCGGACGCAGGTTCTTAGGGAGTTGCGAGCCGAGCAGTTGGTCAAGGCTGCTGGGTTCCCGAAGCTCGCAGAGTTGGCTGTTGAGAGAATCGAAGGGGAGATCACAGATGAGTCTGTGGCTTCCTTCCTCGAAGGTCTTGGACTCCAGGCTGGAGAACAGGAGCCGAGTGGTGATGGTGATGGTGGGGGCGGCGATGCTTCTACCAGTGTGGAGCAGGTCGCACGCCTAGGAGCGCGAGTAGCCGACGCGTCCCGCGACCAGTTGGGCAAGGGTGTGATTGACAGGCTCAATCAAACTCAGTCCATCGAAGAAATCACGGCCATCGCTAATGAAGCCGGTTTCGCTCATTAGTAACTAACGCACACAAATGAAAGGTTAGCATAATGCCGGATCAGTTTACTGATTCTGTTGCGATTGCTAATCAGGTTCAGACTGCTTACGACCGTGCTGCGATGTTTGCTCTTAGGAGCGATGTCGTGTTCGCTCAGGTAGCGTCGGTTCGCCCTGGAAATGTCACTAACCCCGGTAACCCGGTCAAGTTTACTTTCTGGGATGATCTGGCCGTTTCGACAACCGCACTCAGCGAAACCGTTGATGTGGATGCCGTTGCCCTGTCGGATTCTCAGGTCACAGTCACCCCCGCGGAGCATGGTAACGCAATCCTGCTTACCTTGAAGGCCCAAACGGATACCTTCTTGGTTGGATTCGATGCCGATGCTGCGAATATCGTGTCGTACAACATGGTCGAAACCATCGACCGTCTTGCCCGTAACGCATTGGACCTTGCGACCAATGTGACCTACAAGGGTCAGACGAACGAGGCTTCGATTGTGGCTACCAACATCATCACGGCGGCTCTCATCAGGCAGCAACATGCTGCTCTGGCGGGCGCTTCTAGCCGTCCTGCTGCTGGTAACCTGTACTGGTCCGCTATTCACCCGGACGTGGCCTACGATCTGAAGTCCGAGACTGGCGATGCGGGTTGGCTTGTGCCTGCTGCGTATGTGGACACTCAGCGTGTCTACAACAATGAGATTGGAACCTTCGGTGGTTTCCGTTTCCTTGAAACGCCGCGTGCCAAGCTGAACGAGGACGGCGGCGATACGAATGTGGATACGTACACTACCTACTTCCTGGGCTCCGAAGCCTTGGGTGAGGCTGTGTCGATTCCTCCGCATACGGTGATTGGTCCCGTGACTGACAAGTTGATGCGGTTCCGGCCTTTGGGCTGGTACGGCTATCTTGGCTTCGGGATCGTCCGTCAGCCTTCGGTCCGTAGGATCGTAAGCTCGTCTAGCATCGGGGACAACGCCTAATGTTGTGGACACGTGACGCTCAGAACGCTGCTGCTATCGGTAGCCTGTTCGGTAACGGACAGGTTGCTGCTGGTACGGCTGCCTACAACGACACTTCTACAGCTCTGGTGGTTGCAAACCCCTTGGGCGCTGCGGTGGACTTCGCGATTATTGGTCATGGGGTGCAGGCAGATGGAACTCTCCGTCTTGCCTCGTCCAATACCACTTCGTTGACGTTCGCTCGCACGGCGACTACGAACGATGTTGTCGTTTCGTTTATCGTCGGAATCAACGCGTAGCAAACTGGCAATCTGACTTAGCATCCGGGTAGGGTCTAGCGCCTGGGAACAGAAAGGCTAGACGGGTTGACGGCCTCCCCACTGAGGCCCGTAACGGCGGGAGCCCTCTGCGAGAGCGGGGGGCTTCTGCTATGATGGCGACCTCTATGGGTCGCCAGCATCACAAGAGCAGTAAGAGCAAGCCTGCTACCCAGAACAGGGTGATGGTAGCGAACCTGAATCCTGGCTTGGTGACGGCTGAGTTCGCGCAGGGCTTGGCCCTGCTCTCACTGGAGAACCCCCACGGTGCTATTGTGGGTACTCTGTTCACTAGGGCTACCCGTGCCGCGGCTGGTCGCAATACGGCTATCCGTAGGTTCTTGGAGGATGGTGATGCGGAGTGGCTGCTGTGGATTGACTCGGACATGGTGTTCGACGCTGCGGCTTTCAAGGTCATCTACGACGAGGCTGTCAACAACCCTGATGTGAAGATCAGTGCCGGTCTGTGTTTCATGTGGGATGAGGGCACTCATACGATCCTCCCGAATATCTTTCACCGTAAGGGCAACGTGTACGAGTCTGATCGGTTTTACACTCCTGGTGAGCGGTTCTGGTGTGATGCTACTGGGGTGGCGTTCGTACTGATTCACAAGGATGTGTTTGAGGCTGTGGGCTATCCGTGGCATCAGGACTGGTTTGAGCATCCTGAGCTGGGTGGCGAGTTGTCGCATGACATTTCGTTCTTCCACGAAGCGGGAAAGCATGGGTTCCGTGTAAGGTATTGTGCTGATGCGAAGGTTGGTCATGTGAAGTCGTGGCAGGTGCATGAGTCGTCGTATGCTCAGCAGTTGGCGATTCAGCGTGAGATTCTGGATGGTGTCGTAGAAGGAGAGGTTGTAGATGTCTGATAACAAACGTGTTATCGTTACCGGAGGCTCAGGCTTCCTCGGCTCGTACGCGGTGGCCCGCCTGTGGGCGGAGGGTTTCGAGCCGTATGTCTTTGACAGGGCGCTGCACGCCGGTCTGGACATCACAGACAAGGGCGCAGTCGCAGCCTACTTCCTCGCTGCCGATCCGTATGCAGTAATACACCTTTCGGGCGTATTGGGTACGCATGAACTCTACGACAACGTGGGCGAGGCGGTGGCTGTGAATGTGGGTGGCATGGCGAATGTGCTGTCTGCTGTCCGCGAGGCCAACGAGAGAGCGCCTGTGCGCCTCGTAGTGGTCGATCAGCCGCATATCTGGACTAACCCCTACGAAACCACTAAGGAGGCCGCTGTGAGGCTTGCTAGGGGCTTCTCGCAGGAGTTTGGGTTCCCGCTCACTACCGTTGTCCCGTACAATGCGTTCGGTCCTGGTCAGGCGCATGGTCCCGGGCATCCCCAGAAGATCATTCCTACCTTTGCTACGAAGGCTTGGCTCGGGGAGCCGCTGCCCATCTGGGGTGACGGCAGCCAGGTAGTTGACCTGGTGTGGGCTGGGGATGTTGCTGATGCCCTGGTGAGGGGCATCCACAATGGTAAGGTTGGCGGCTATGAGTCTCATGCTGGTACGGGTGAGGGGTTCACGGTGAACGAGGTTGCGGAGTATGTGTGGGGGTGGGTCAGGTTCGTGAGGCGCAGCCGAGGCGAGCATGTCCCCCTCACGTTCTATGGCCCACCCATCGACTATCTGCCGATGCGTCGGGGAGAAACCTCTGTTGACCCGAGGCTGTCTATCAGTCCGTTTGCTAACTATCCTTTCCGTCTGGATCGTTTGCGGGAAACGGTGGAGTCGTATGAGCCTGGAGCTAAGACTTGGGTGGCGACTCGGGTGACTGGGAATGTATGAACTCTCAGGAGCGTTCTTTTGGGGAATGTCTACATTGGGAGAGGGATAGATGAGCGGCTTTAGCGAAGGGGCGAAAGATACGGCCCTTGACGCTTTGACAGTGAACCAGATCAAACTACATGACGGCGATCCGGGCTCTGCTGGGACAGCCAACCGAGTCGGGGACACGAACGGGATCGAGGCCGCTACCTTCAACGCTGCGTCCAGTGGCGAACGAACCGTCAACGCTGACGTAGAGTTCACTGGGCTGGACCCGGATCAGGCGGTGACTTTCGCTTCTGCGTGGAACTCGTCTGGTGATGTGTTTCAGGGGTCGTCTGCTGTGACGGGGGATCAGGCAGCTAACGCTGCTGGTGCGTTCACTATCACGACTGGTTCCAAGTTTGTCATAAACGACCCGGCGTAGCCCGTGCTTCCCATCAAAGGGTGGCGCATCTACTACGCCGATGGGAGCGTGTTCACCGACCTCGAAGGTTCGTGGGCTGAGGCTCCACCGTTCGGTGTCCAAGCAATCGTCTACTACCACATGCCAGAGGGCACGACGATGACGATGGACCGGGACATCTACGAATACCTTGGCACCGAAGCTGGGGGCCAGCCATTCAAGATGGGTTTGTGGACTGACGGGGAATCGTATTGGCGGGTCCATGATGCGGTAACGGGTGAGGTTACCCCGTGAGTACCGTCTACTACCTAACATCCAGCGACCTCTTAGTTAGTGACGCTCCGGGGAGCGGGACGCAGGACGCCACCACGGGGGTCGGCGAAACTCTCGACCAGGTGTACACGCACGCTGATGCCCCGTCCGACACGGGCATCACCGGCGACTACGCTGCCGCTCTAGTCCTGTCCGTAGCGTCCGCCGATCAGAACATTTCGGTGGCGTGGGCCAGGGTCAGTTCGGGTGGCTCGGTCCAAGCAACCTCGTCGTTCACTAGCGAGCAGGAGTCCGCGGTTGGGACGCTTGACTTCTCAGCGTCCTCCGTTGATCTGGGTACTTGGGCTTCGGGTGACCGGCTCCGCCTTATCGTCCGCACTCGCGACCTTCGCACGATGGGTGGTGGCACCCGAACCACCACCTACGACTTCGGATCGTCGGGGTCAACGACGACGGCACCGTGGGACACGGTGGGGCCACCTGGGGAGGGTACGGTAGAGTTCGCGGGTGTTGGCTCCCTGACGGTCGTCGGGGCCACAGACAAGTCGGGGTCGGTTGAGTTCCAGGGCGAGGGCGAGTTCGTGGCCGTGGGCTCCGCCCCGGTAATCCCCGTTCCCGAAGGGACCGCAACGCTCCAGGGTGTAGGTTCTTTGGTGATGGTTGGGTCTACTCCCGAACTGGCGGTCCCGACCGGCACCGTAGAGTTCGGTTCGGATGGTTCGCTTGTCATGGTGGGGTCCACCCCCGCTGATCCTGTTCCGGGGGGTACGGTCACCTTCGCCGCCTTCGGAAGTGTGACTTGGGTTGGGTCTGGTGGGCCGTCGTTCACTCCGCCCACCTACATTGTGCGCCCTAGGGTGGACCCGGAGCTGCCTTCCCTGTGGCGGAAAGGTCCGGGCATACCTACTGCTTACACGGTGTTGATAGAAGATGGGATTGCGAGTCCCCCACTGGCATCCGTACCGTCGTCGCGGCTAGCGGCAGCGGACAGGGTGTTCACTGGTGGACGCAGGTATGAGATAACGGGAGATGAGGCTGACATTCTGGTGGCGGCAGGCTACGAGGTAGGCGGATAAGTATGTCATACTTCTGTTACGCCTGTGTTCAGCTCCGGTCCCTCTGCCCGCCCGGTAAGGAACCGGGTGGCTGTGCCGCCGTAGAAGCCGAGGCCGAGTTGTACTTCTATGAACGTGACCACGGACCCAAGCGGGTCTACTTGGGGTCGGTGCCTGGTGGCACGACTGCTGCTGCGAAGAAGCGTGACCAGTCCCGTGAGTTCGATGCTGGGCTCCACGCGTATCGTGAGGCGAAGCGTGCTGGGGAACAACCTGACAATACGAGTGTTGCAGGTGTTGAGAAGGCTAGGCGCAGGCAGGAACAGATGGACAAGGTTCAGCGGAGGGTAGACCGTGGCTAGGGCCGACTATGTTCAGCGGGTGAAGGAGATTCTGTACGGGTCTGCCATTGGCGAGGCACCACCCTTGCGGCTGGCTGCTGCCGACTCTGCGGAAACTATCTCTGGTCGTTCTGTGTCGTTCACTCTCGCTACGGGTGAGGGTGCGAAGGTGAAGCCCGGCCACTTCTTGGCCGTGGACGATGCCACCGACCCTGACGGGTGTTTCGGGGTGTATGTGACAGCGGTGAACGCCACTACGGATGTGGTCACTACGCTGATGCAGTATCGTGGGTCACCTGCGGTGACAGCCAACGATTTGGATGGGTTGGTGTTCGAGCAGAACCCTCTCGTACCGACCTTCAACATTCACAAGGCGGTGGACGATATCTTCGCTGCGAACCTGTACCCTGCCCTTTTCAAGTTTGAGCAACGAACCGTCACCCCTGACCTCACCAACTATCAGGTGGACATTCCTGCTACGGTGTTGGCGATTGACTCCGCCTTCCAGGTGATAGGCGGGTCGGCTACTTCTATCCCGTTCGGGGCGGTACGCAACACTGGTGTTTCCGACACTGGCGTTCTCGGTCAGTTCGGGTTCATTGACGGGTCCACCACCCATTACACCGCTATTGAGAAGTATGCGATGGGGGATGAGACTACCTACCCGGAGCTGGTCGGCTGCGTGGCTACGGGCGCTGCTGCCCTGTGTTTGGGGGCGAGTATCAGTGAGTCTGCGTTGGCTTCGTCGTCGTCTGATTCACAGTCCCGTGGCGAACGGGACATCGGTTCTTCTCTGTGGCGTGACTTCCTAACTCTTAGGCAGGGCTTGACTGAGGGGCTGTCACGGGACCGTGGCAACCATCTTGTCATAGATAGGGGCTAGCCGTGACTGCTGGCCGCTACGACATCACCCTAGCGGGTAACAAGTACCGTATTCTGCGGGACGCTGAGATCGGCGGCTACCGTAAACGGTTCGAGCGTAGGCAAGTGTCTGAACAGCAGGCACGCAACGTGAACCGTTTGGTCTTGAACTCGCGTGGGGACCGTTCGGTGATGTGGCAGGATGACTGGTCTGGTGGTTCTGCTTGGTGGAAGCCGTTGATGTCGCAGTTGACTGCGACCATGTACTTTGATGCTACGGCGATGGATGCGTTCTCGAAGCCTGGCGTGGTGTTGCCTACGAACAAGGCCACGAACCCTGCTGCTACGCTTGCTGCTGATTCCCCGATGTTCTCTGACGGGGCAGAAACCTACGCCGTCAGTTCCGATACGAGCGGGGCACCATCAGCCCACGACCTAGCGCGGTGGACCGGCTCAGACTGGGACACGACCAGTCAGGGCAGCTCCGGTGTCCTATCCGGTGACCCCGTGTACGGGGTGGCGCACAAGGACGGCCTGTTCTATCTGCTGTCGGACGGGTATGCGGTCACTTTGGACCCCGGCACTTCGGCTGACCGGGACACCCTGACGGGGCTGACAGTCGCCCCCGGCGACAACATCTTCTTCTCCACGCAGGGCAGGCTCCTGCTGTATGTGGAGGGGATCATCCATGAAGTTGACCTGTCGGACATGTCTACCTCGGTGCTGGTGGACGACGGGTACGGTCCCGATGGGGTCGCGGGGTTGGGGACCAGCAACCCTCGCATGGCTGCTACCGATCCGAAGCTGGCCGTCGCCCACTCGTCAGGCGTGTTCTACGCGAAGAACGTGATGGTGGACGGGCAGCCCCAATGCTTCCTGTCAAGGGTGGATAGGGATGCGTCAGGGGCGCATATACGCTACCCGCTCACCACCCTACCGTTGGGTTTGATGTGCTTCGGGATCACCGTCCATCTGGGTTCGGTGGTGATGGCGTGTACCCGTGACTGGCGGCTGCTGCTCGACAATGACACGACGGCTTCGCAGACCCCGATTGTGGAGTTCTACGCGCAGACGCAGGGCTCCGGCCTGGCGGTGATCGGTTCGCCGCTGCGTGAGCGACCCACTGAGATGCCGGGTAAGTTCTTGGGGACAGACAACGAGTTCCTGTACATTGGGTCCGGTAAGCGTGTGTGGGTGTATGACGGTGCTAGGGGTGGGATTCATCCGTGGTTGAATCCTGCGGATCAGACTGGTGGCCTGTACGACAGTGTGGCCTCGGTGACTTTGACGAGTGGCGGGTCTGCTCTCATGTTGAAGCGAGGCGCAGCGTCATCGTACTATCCGACGTTGGCGCTAGACCCTACGACGGTAACGAACTTTGGTGACGACCTAACCACCTACTCTTTCGAGTCTAACTACTTTGACTTTGGGCTGCCGGCTGAGGAAAAGACGCTGCTGGAGGTAGACATCTTCACTGAACCTGCGACGGCGGATCAGCGGTTTACGCTTCAACTATCCGCTGATGATGGTGCTTTTGCTACTGTTGCTACGCACTCTAACGCCTCCTATTCACGGGCTCAGTTGTCGTCGCCGGTGACGGGCCGTAGGTTCCGGTACAAGGTGATCTACGAAACCAAGACTGCTGCCCTGGTTGGGTTGCGTGGCCTCCAGTGGGGGGCCGCGTCTGGGGTGATGGTTCCTGTGTGGTCGTTGGCGGTGAATGGCCGTGAGGTTCTGAATGTGGAGAATCAGGTGATGGACCCCGAGGATGTGTTCGACAACTTGGAGGCGTTGGCTGCCGGGTATGCGCCGGTTACCTTAGTAGATAACTTCCGGTCACAGAGAGTGGACGACTCTACCACTCATAGTGTGCTGGTGTATGAGGTCAACATCATCAAGAACGACCCGAACGAATCCATCATCTCGGTGGAGCTGGTCGGTAGTGACTAGCGGCTGGCATTTCCCTGCCCTTTCGTTGACTTCGCATCCTCAGATGCGTCCCCTTGTTTCATCTGAGATCGAGTCGTTGACGGTGAACCAGTTGACCGCTGGCACGATCACAGCCCAGGAGATCGTGTTGGCTACGGGTGATGATGGGATGTCGATTATCCGGTCGGAGAACTTCGTTACTGGGGTGTCTGGCTGGCAGGTCGACTCGGACGGTGACGCAGAGTTCAATGATGTTCTGGTCCGTGGTGATGTGTACGGCAACTGGGACGGAACTATTCCGGCAGACCTGTCTGCTGTGGATTCGGGCGCTACGACTGGGTACTACTTGGATTCGTCGGAGGGCGCGCTTCAAGCAATGGGCGACATGTGGCTTGGTGGGGATATGACGCTGATCGGGTCGGGGCAGATTGCTACGGCAGTATCGGGGGGTGACCGCGTAACGCTTGACTCGTCGGGGCTAAAAGCGGTACTTGCTGACGGCAGCGTTGTTGGGATTGTAAAGCCACTCGACCCCGGCATTATCTTCCGAGGGTCCGACGATGTTCACGCCTCGGGTATCCAGATCACAGACACCAGCGGGGCAAACAGCATCATCATAAAACAAAGGACTGGTGCAGGTAGTAGCGCATCGGCCATCTTCATTGGCAATCAGACTATCAACATACCAAACTTCCCCCTCGTAATCGCTGACGGCTCGGCAGGCGCACCGTCATTGGGGTTCTGGGCGGACCCGGATACGGGGATATATCGGATAGGGGCAGACAATCTTGGCATCTCGGTTGGCGGTTCTTTGCGGCTTGCCTTCAATGCTGATGTAGAAGTGATGGCTGCGGCTTTTGAGGTTCCTGTATACATACGACCAGGAGTGACAACCATTGGACCGACCCTCCACGCCCTTTACCGACCCTCAGAAGGTATCGTCATTGCCTCCACTTCGTCCAACGGTGAGATGGGCGCATACCGGCAGACAACCTCCACCACGCAGGCAGTATGGGCTATCTACAGCAATGTCGGTGCCACTCGTCGCCGTCATGCTTACTTCCAGAGCGACGGCAGGGTAGTTCTCAACTCGTTTGGATCGGCTCCCGGTACTGGCCTGTTTGTGCAGCGGAACTTCACAGCCATTGGAGATGTTCAGGTGTTGCGTGGAGTGTTCAACTCGTCGCCTACGGCAGCCGGTACAGAGGTTGGTTATCACTCATCGCTGGAAGCACACAAAGACAACATTCATTCCCTCACCGACGAACTCGGCTCAGCCCTTTCCATCATCGCCAAGGTTCGGCCCTCCGTTTCTGACCGCAAACCCGAGTTCGCGGGCGGTGACGAGATGATCCAGTCAATGCTGGACGAACGCAAAGCACAAAACCGCGAGCGCGGCATCAAAGGCAAGGCCGACAAGAACTCCCCCCTTCGCACCACTGGCCCCAACGGTGTGCTTCACGAAGTAGGGTTCATCCACGAGAACCTGATGGAAGCACACCCACAACTCATCACCCGCGACGGTGCCAGCCCATCAGACCGTGCGCTACTCGCCCTCGCCTACGCTGGTATTCAAGAACTTGAAGCTCGGCTTGCTATACTGGAAGCAGCGTAAGAAAGGACCAGCCATGTCAGACATCACCAACACCATCGAAGAACTTGTCACCAAACGGCAGCAGGCCGAACAGTCAGCAAGGTTCGTAGCCACCCTACTAACCGCTGTGCTAGCGGGGGCCGGTGGCCCCTCACAAACCATCACACACAAGGAACTAGCAGCCCTCACGGGAATGGGCGTTAGCATCCAACCGTTGAAGTCGGGGTACAAGCTCACACTAACAGGCAGCGACGAGTGAAGTTCTACAACCCAACCCCAGGCTACGGCCCCGCCAAAATAGCCGACACCTTCATCCCAAACGGCCACCCCACACGACCCGGAGGGCATACAGGATGGGACAATCGGGCCCCCCGACGCACCCCCATAAGGCCAATCGGCCCCGCCAAAGCCTACCAGATCGTCAGTGACGGTGCCTGTGGCTACGGGATCAGGCTGTACCACGGCGAAGGCTGGACATCCTCGTACTGTCACTTCGATCAGCCCACCACACTCAAAGTAGGCGACCTGGTGGACTACGACACCATCCTCGGCTATGTCGGCATGACCGGCAACGCCGTCTACTACCACCTGCATTTCTCCATCGAGAAGAACGGGGTCCGCCAAGACCCCGACCTTCTCCTAGAGGGACAGCAGGGAACATGGATCAGACCAGGATGGGAACCAGAGATCGGGGACAACGTGGAAATCATAGCAGGCAAGAACAGGTACGAAACAGCGGCGCTAGTGTCCAAACGGGAACACCCCAACGGGGCGCACACCGTATGGGTCGCGTCCGGTGAGGACTATCCTGATGCGTTGACGGCTGGCAGGCCACTCCTGCTCACCCGCAAGGACAGCCTACCGGCTGAAACCCTCAACGAGATCAAACGCCTGGGAGCTACCAAGGCTGTTGTTCTCGGCGGCGAAGCGGCTATCGCATCGAAGGTGAAAGCGGAGATCAGTCAGGCACTCGCCTAATGGAACCATCCGGCATGACGAGGGAACAACAGCAAATGCTGACTGAACTCCACTCAGCCATGCTTGGGTCGCGGATCAACGGCCACATCGTCAACCTTGGCCTAGCGGCCAGGGTACGCCGGTTGGAGAAACTGTTTGCCGGAACCTTCGGACTGCTTGTTGTCTCCCTGGGGGACAGGGCATGGCAGCTCCTAGCCTAACGGGAATGGTGGCTGGCTCCGAAGCGTTGGAGGGACTGTGAACGTTGCCGATGTAGCCCTACTCATCACCGCTATAGCCGTCCTCATCGGGTCGGTATCGGCCCCCTTTCTTGCCCTCCGACTCAAACATTTGGACATCAAAGTAGCGCAAATAGACCATGCAGTCAACGGTAAGCCCGTGGGCGCACAAACCATGCAGTCCCAGATCGGGGAGATACACCATCGAGACTTCCCGACCGAACCTAACGGCGATGCCGTACTGCCACTACTCCGTCAGATACTAGCCAACCAAGAACCCAACAAGAAGGGGGCATAGCATGTCACTAGGAATGATCTTCATAGTCATCGGACTGATCCCACTCATCGTAGGACGCTAACCAACCAAGGGAGAACTCGATGGAGTTCGTCGTAATCTCAACAGTCATCAAGACAATCGTGGACGCGTTCAAGCGCAAGTTCGAGTTCTCGGGGACAACCACCAACCTCGTCGCCTTGGCGCTCGGGATCGGCCTGGCGTTCCTGGGTCAGTTGGACTACTCTAACGCGTTTGACGTGTCCTTCGGCACAGAGTGGCTAGGCTACCTGACCACAGGTGTTGGGCTGGCCGGGTTCTCAGCCGGTATCCATGAGGCCGTGACCGCCCGGAAGCCGTCACCGGCCCTGGAGGACGCAGGGTTCGAGGATGCGGAGCCCGACCACACGCCCTAAACGGAAGCGAGATCGACCCCGCTCGCCCTTGCAGCTCTCAAAATCCGAGAGAGCAGCGAGGCTGGCAACACGGCAATGTCAATGTGAGGCTGATTGCGCTTGTCCCCAGCACAAACCAAAACCCAAGGCATCCGTTCCGCCACCCGACGAGCCTCCCTAGCCGACAAACCAGGACGCACCTTCTGGACCCGCCACAAGGTCTTACCGATCACCGTGTTCACCCACTGAACAATCAGACCTTGTAGCCGCTTACGCTTCTTCGCCTCCACCAACCAGCCCTCCACCCCCAAGAAGTCACCGTAATCCAACACCCCTGTTAGGGGGGCACGGGAAGCATCCGGCCACACAGGTTTCAGGATCGCTTCGAGAACATGATTCTCGTAGGCTGTTCCGATCTGCCGGGGTCTATTAGCCACGCGTGAACTCCGTGGCCTTCACATCATGGGCTGGGACACCCAACTCCACAGCCCCTCTGCTACGGGCCTGATTCTCGTCCTTGGCATACACGACCACTTGGTAGGGTCCGTCATCGAAGTCGAACCCTTCCGGGGGGGCGGTCTGCTTTTGGACTACATAGCTGCGTTCGGTCATGGCTGTACCTCCGTAATGCCTAGTCGTAGGTTGATAAGGATGCTTGCCCGGTCTGGTACGATCTCGTCTGCCATGTTGCGGACCTTCTCGGTATCGTCCATGCAGTCCCGGTAGCCCTTCGCGTACCCGTCCTTGTGGCCCTTAGCGTAGCCCTTCTGATACAGGGCCGCCCTGTCTGATTCCCACTCTCGATAGTCTAGGTCGCGATGCAGGTTGCCGGACCTGTCCACCCTCCACCCTGTCGTTCCCATTACTGCCCCTTCCAAGAGTGCCAGTACTGCTTCAAGAACGGCCACACATCAGCGTTCAACCGAACATCCTCAACACACCGATGCACAATCCGATCCACAGACTCACCATCAAACATGTTCGCTTCACGCCAATCATGCTTCGACGGCTTATCCTTCCCACGCTTGATACCAAAGTAGTCGGCCACGTTCTCCAACGAAGCCGACTGCAACAACCCCTTCAACCCATACCTAGTAATCAGGTAGGTGTCCGCATGGACACGCTTCGGTAGCGGAGACAGCATGTGCCTACCCAGCACACCGTTCAAGAAGTTACGGTCAAAGGCCAGAGAGTTGTGACCGATCAGAATGTCAGCGGCACAGAACTGCTCCGCAGCCCACATCGCTAACTGCTTCTCCTTGTGACCTGGCCTGCCCTCGAAGTCGTTGACGCTACGAACCTCCAGCTCGTAGGTGTCGGGGTCAAGAAAGGCGGCCACTACTAGGCCGCCGATGTCCGCTCTCAGGTTGGTGGTTTCCAAGTCCCACACGACGGTTCGTACCGCCGTTCGGGGCTCCGCTTCCGACTTGCCTTGCAGATACCACCTGACTTGCGAGTAGGTGGCAGGCGGGTCGATGCTGTCACCGATCTGCCTGTGAGGTACGCCGCCCTTGGCGGCTTTGTCAATCTGCTTTCGCTGGGTCTGCGTCAAGGTAGACACGCAGTTTGTTCCTAACCGTAGACGGTACGAGGGCCAATCCTGTTTCTATCTGGCGCTCCAGAGAGCCAGCATACCAAGCATCCATGTACTCTCGCCAAGACTTCTCATGTTCCCGCCGCCCAACATACATCGGTTCACCGAACACGAACTTCACAGTCTTGCGGGGGGCCAACCATTCGACCTCGCTGGTAGCGGACGGGCAAGGGAAAGCACGGTACGCCCGTTCGAGGTTCGCACCGGCAGCGTCAAATGCCTGGCGGCACAGCGACGACAGCGCCCAGGCACGCCGCACAGACATCTCCATTTGTTTAGAGGCAGCCCCTCGGGGGTTCAGGGAATCCGCTGTATGTTCATTCATGTGTTCAGCGATGCCCTGACAGCTCCAATGAGCGCCTCTGGGTCGTTCAACAGCCAGTCGTTCAAGTCCATTCCGTCAGGAACATCCAGCACAGTAGCGTTAGGCTCAAACGCATCCAACAGTTTGCTGCTCGCTGCCCTGCCAGCCTGATCCCCGTCCATCGCAACCACAATCCAAGCCCCATCGAACAACAGTTTCCACGCACCACGAAACCGCTCAGTGTTCCCCGTACCGGGAATACCAATCGCGGGGAACCCCAAGTAGACGAGAGTGAGACAGTCGATCTCCCCCTCGGTGAACACGATCTTGTCAGCGTTCGGACCTAAACGCAACGGATTGTACAGGTGGACCCCGGAGCCTGGTCTGCCCCAATACTTCGGCTGTCCCTCCGGGTCAGGGTTACGGTAACGGCTGTACCATGTGCCGGTCAGGTTCCAGTAGGGCAGCCCTATCCACCCTGGCTTCTCGCCGTCTGATGGGCAGAGGCGTACCCCATGTTCTTTGAGGAAGTGGACGGGCAGGGCTCTCGCCTCCGCGAACTCGTCAAGTGGGGTACTCACCCTTCTTCCTTTCTCTGGCCCCACGGCCAGCAGCAACCCCCACATACCCATCATGGTACGACACGCTAGCCAACATACCATCCATGCTCAACGCCCACTCATCACACTCCCGAGCCACCGGACACGAAGCACACATCGCCTTCGCCTCCGCCAACAGCCGCTCATCGTCCGGCCCAGGATCAGACCCGTTCTCACCAACAAAGAACCCAGGATGCTCAGTACCCCAGCAGGCACCCCGCTCCGCCCACAAGCCCCGCGACGGGGGCATAGGGGGGCATACGCCGCACCATTCCACTTCCACACCACGCAGCCGAGAGGGGCCAGGCACACCGATCTGGTCGCCCCACAGGGGGACCGGCATCACCACAAACCACGACTCATCCTCATCGAACACTTCTACTGTCTGTACTTGATGCGACCCCAGGTGCCTGCATTGTGGGCTGGTATGCACGGCCCCTACCCAGTACCTCCCTACGAGTCTTTCTTCTGACTCACGGCTGGGGCTGGTGAGCCCCACGGTATATCCGACCCTCACTTTGGTAGCGGCCCGTAGCGCCACACATCGTCACCGACCGGACGTAGGGCGGTGCCGAGGTCGAACAGGTCTGTCAGCTCCCGATAGTGCAGGTCCACGAAGAACTCAGGGCCATAGGTCGGCTCAGAGTATTCCTCACACTCCATGCGGAACACATCCAAGGCATCCTCCAGATTGTCGCCGCTGATGATGGCGTACCATTCCTCGTCCGGGCCGAACACCGTATCCGATGTGTCCTGCCATCTGAGCAGGTAATGGTTGTACCCGTCGCGGGCCTCAACCAAGCCTACTACCCGCGCCGTATCGGTTGGTGTTTCCGTAACGTCCACGTTTACCAGCATGTCATCTCCTTCTTTCGGGGGAGCGTACGGCCCCCCAGCTTCCCATAGGTGAATGTCATCTGTGGGTGTACCGTCATCATGCCACGGGTGTATCTCCGATAGCAAACACCACCGGCACCACGGGGTCACAGTAGCCAATCGCTTTCCTCCTTACCATCCCCCGCCTCCACACCCAGCATAGACAACACATCCAACGCCTGCAACCCCTCCACTTCCAACATCAGATCGAACCCGTCGCCGTGGAGCCCGCAGGCGTGACAATGAAACTTCCCGTAACGCAGATGCACGGAGGCAGAAGGGTTCCTGTCTCCCCGCGCATGGAACTCCGAAGGGCACGATACCTTCTGCCAACCCAGGTGCGAAGGGCGGTAGCGTATGTCGAGGTGGTCGAGTACGGCCACGATGAGGTCATGTTTGTCTGTGTCGAATCTGCCCATGTCATACTTCGTCCTTCCTTGTCCCATCACCAAGCACAGCCGCAGGCGGAATGGCCTCATGGACACAACACTCGCACCGGCAGCCACGCTCCACCAGCTTAGCGTTAGCACGGTACTTACGAACCGTAGCAAACCTGCGGAACCTACCATCCCCGAAATGGTCAAGGTGATCCGAGTTGATCCACACAGCAGGCCCGTAGCCCTGGCCTGCGGGCCAGCCATGCAACCTCACAACCCTGTACTGCCCCTGCCCCCTACCGGACTGCCGGTAGTCTACGACTACGGCTGGGCGGTCCTCGAAGGTGACGACCTCGGCTGTCTTGAACTTGTGTAGCCTACCCATCAGCCCTCCAGTGAAACGAGCTTGCCGAGTCTGGGATACCACCTGAGTTGGACTTCCATCTCGCCGCCAGGATCAGCGGGCCCATCCTGCTGCTTCAACACCTGCAACGACATCACCGACCCACCATTGTTGTACACCCCCCACACATGACGGGCCTCACGCTCACCAGCATACAACAGATCATTCATCGTAATAGGCTGCTGCCCACGCCCATGCTCCGTACCCCCACCCCTCGTCACATGATGTAAAGCCAAGATAAAGACATCCATATCCAGGGCCAACCGTTTCAAGTCCGGTAGCACCGCCGAGTAGAAGGTAGTCTCATGGTGCGTGTGACCCTCCACAATCAGGTCAATCAGGTTGTCGATCACCACCACCGGAGGCGCATGACCAATCCATTCCGTCAACGCCACACACATGTCACGCAGCCGCTCCATACTGATAGCACCCGACGACACTACGAGCTGTGGGTGCTTGTCACGCATCTGATCCACAATATGCTGCTTCTGCGCTGGGTCAGCCAACGCATTCTGGATCACACTGATCTCACGGTTCAGGGTGAGCCCTGTGAGGCGGGCGAGGATGGACGAGGGGGAATCTTGGGCGCAGTACAGGACTGGCACTTCCATCTGGGTTGCGAGGTTCGCTGCGACCATGCTCTTGCCTCCGCCTGGGGCTCCGGCGA